ATTGTTAGACAATAATACACATATTCCTATCACCGATACCCTCCTAGAGGCCGGATACAACAGGATTTTGTTAGTAATTAGCAAGATCAAACCGTATTCGGCACCTTGATCAAGCTAAGAAAAGATTAAGACTTTAGGAGACAATTATGTCTAAGTTTCTTTCTAATGCTGCGATTCAAGAGTTCGACAGCGAAGTAAAACACGAATACCAATCAAGAGGCAAGCTACGTAACACGGTTACACTACGCACCAATGTTACAGGTGACGCCTACAAATTCACCCGTATGGGTTCAGGTCTAGCTAACCAGAAAGCTACTCAAGCAAGCGTAACGCCGATGGACATTTCACACGGTCGCCAAACTGCTACGCTTGAAAACTGGCTTGCACCGGAATATACGGATATCTTCGACCAAGCAGAAGTAAACTTCGATGAGAAGCAAGAGCTAGCTAAAACAATTGCTAAAGCTCTAGCACGTCGTGAAGATCAGATCATCATTGATGCTATGGCAGCGGGCACTTACTCTACTACTCCTGGTACTGATGCTGATACAGGCTTTGATATTGCAGCAGGTGCAGCAGCTCTAACTGTTGCTAAGTTGCGTTCAGCGGCTATGACAGGTTTAACTAACCGTAACGTAGATGATGAAGACCGTACTTTGATCTGTACTGCGGCAGGTGTTGAGCAGCTTCTAGGTGATCCAGAAGTAACCAGCTCTGACTTCAACGTATTGAAAGCGCTTGTATCTGGTACTCTTCAAGATACTACTTACATGGGCTTCAACATCTGCATTATCGGTCAACGTGTGGAAGGTGGCCTTCCTGGTACAGCTAACGATCGTAAAGCATTCGCATACCACAAGCAGGCTCTAGGTTATGCTGTAGGCATCGACATGAAAACGACCATCGACTGGGTAGCAGAGAAAACTTCATGGCTGGCTAACGGTATGCTTAAAGCGGGTGCTGTTGTTCGTGAAAATGCTGGTATCGTGCGTATTGGCTACGATGAAACTGTAGTAGTTTAAGGAGAACTAATCATGGCTTTCACAGCTTCTACTTTTATTCCTGTATCTGCAATGGGTAACAGTGATGCAGCTCGTATCTTCTCTTATGAGAATACAGGTGACACACTGCTTACAATTAAAGGTGCAAACTACTTTGATGATGCAGCTTCCACAACTGGCGGTCTAGGTCTTACTGACGGTGATGTAATCCTAGTAGCTGGCTCTGATGGGACTAGCTTCTTGAAGATGACTGTTACTGCTGGCGCTGCCACTGTAGCATCAGCGAACGACTTCGCTTAATGTCACTCTAGGGGAGGGTTCGCTCTCCCCGTCCTATAGGAAAAGTTATGGCCAGTGCTATCGACATTGCTTCTAATGCTTTGCTTCTTATAGGTGACGAGCCTATAAACTCCTTTAGTGATCCAGGAGCAGGGGCTAAAGCAGCGGCAAATTTATATCCAATTACTAAGGAAATGGCGTTAAGCTATCATCCTTGGTCATTCGCTCTAAAAGAGCAATATCTATCAAGACTGACACAACAGCCTGACAGTCTGACTAATTACAAATACGCCTACCAAATACCAACCGACATGATCCGGTTATGGTTGTTAATGCCTGATGGTATTGATTATGAAATGGTAGGGCAGTTCATTTACTCTAATGAAGAAAAGCTCTTGGCTCGATATGTATACGATGTTCCAGAATCGTTATTGCCTCCGCATTTTGTAAAGGCGTTGGAATATAAGTTAGCCTCTGAATTTGCTATCTCAGTTACAGAAGATGAAAATAAGAGTCAGATGTATGATCAGAAAGCCTCACAACATTTAGCTCAGGCTTCTAATGTTGACTCTCAAGGATACCCACAACAAGCTATCACTGATTCACCTTTCGTAGAGTCACGTTTCGGTTATAGTGGATTTGGAACAGTTAGGCGTTAATTATGGGTGGAATCTGGAAAGCTCAATCGAATTTTACAAAAGGGGAGTTATCCCCTTTGTTGTATGGACGTACAGACTTAGCTATGTTCTACCAAGCGGTAGAGGAAGCTACTAATGTTCTGTCTATTCCACAAGGTGGATTAAAGAAGCGTCCAGGCACTAAGTATGTAGATACTCAGTTGGGTGATGGTCGGTTAGAAAACTTCTCGTTTAGCACTGAACAAAACTATCTGATGGTGTTCACTGTAGATAAGATGCGCGTCTATAAGGATGATGTACTACAAGCAACGATAACAACGCCATACGATACGATAGAGAAGATTAGAGAGTTTGACTATATACAATCGGCTGACACGATTATCATTACTCATCCTGACGTACAGACTCAAATTATACAGCGAACATCTGATACGGTTTGGACTATCGGAAACTTAGGGTTTCTAAATATCCCTCAGTTTGATTTTAATGATGCTTCAAGCCCAACCCCTGTATCTGAAATCCAACGTGTTTCATTCAACCTGTATCTTAACGGTGATACCTTCAAGTTATCATTAGAGGGATTGCTAACAGATACGATTACGTTTAACGCATCAAATTACGATGACACAGCACAACAAATGCAGGAAGAACTACAGCGTCTAGCTAACACAGGATCAACGGGCATTACTGTTGTTAGCCCTTCTGCTGCTGTTTTTGATATTACCTTTGCAGGTGCATCTGCTAAAGATTGGAATTTGCTTGTAGTCCAACCTGTATCATTAGGTTCTACAGGTACAACAGCAACAACCCGCACACAAGCAGGTACAAGCAGAGCGGAAGACGTATGGAGTGCAACAAGGGGATGGCCTAGAACGTGTACATTCCATGAGTCCAGATTGTGGCTAGGTGGTTCTAAGTCGAGACCGTCTACACTGTGGGGTTCGCGTGTTGGTGAACCTTTCGACTTTGATAAAGGCAGATCAAGAGATGATGAGTCTATTGATGTTACTTTGGCTACTGATCAAGTTAATGCTGTTACAGGTATAGTAAGTAATAGATCGCTTCAAGTATTTACAACGGGTGCAGAGTTTTATATTCCACAGTCTCCAATTACTCCAGCAGCCGTGACTGTTAAGCCTCAGACTAATTTAGGATCGAAACGGGTACGTCCTGTATTCATTGAAGGTCTAACAATGTTTATTCAGCGTACTGGTAACGCACTCTATCAATTCCAGTATTTAGATGAGTTTCAATCAAATGAATCCCGCTCGATGTCATTACTTGCGCCTCACTTGATTAACGACCCCATCCAAATGTACACAAGCCAAGGGACTAGCGAATCAGACGCTAACTACGTTTATTTAGTTGGTAGCGATGGCTCTTTGACGGTATTTAATACACAGTCATTCGAGGGCGTGCAGGCGTTTACTCGATGGTCTACTGATGGGAATGTGAAGTCTGTAGCGGTGACTGATGAGAAACTTTACTTACTTGTAGAGCGAAACGGCGCATATGATTTAGACGTTGTTGATACATTGCTTAATACTGATTCGGCAGTTTACGATCCTTCATTTACTGGAACAGTATTTACTGGGCTTGCACACCTAAATGGTAAGACTGTAAAGGTTAAACTGGGCGGTGCTGCACAATCCGATCAAGTGGTATCAGGTGGACAGATTACACTTGATAGAGCGGCCAATGCTGAATCTGTAGAGGTTGGTTTAGAGTATCAGCCAGTAATTAAGACTATGCCGTTCAGTATCGACTTAAACAATGGTCCTAATTCAGCCCAGAAGAAGCGCATTCTTCGTTGTGCTATTAGGATTGATCAATCAAATGGTATCATTGTTAATGGACAGAGATTGTCTGACAAAGAGACAGGCGTAAATCAGTTTGACCCACCAATCCCACAGACAGGATATAAACGAGTGTTCCTTCACGGTTGGTCGCTAGAGGCTCAAGTAACAATCACACAAGACACCCCGTTCCCAATGACGGTATTAGCTTTAGATTTAGAGGTGAAAGTATAATGGCTCAAGCAGCATTATTAGCAGCGGGTGGGGCTGGCCTATTAGGTGCAGCTCAAGGTATCTCAGCAGGCAAGATAGCTAAGATTGAAAGCGAAACAGAAGCTAAGTCTATTGAGACTCAAGAGGCCGCTAGAGAGGCAGACCGCAAGGAGCAACTAGCTAGAGCGCTATCAGCACAAGCGGCAATGACGGGTGCTGGTGGTATCTCGTTTGAAGGCTCTCCATTATCTGTTATGGAAGAGGACACAAGACGAGCGGCAGAGGCTAAAGAGCGCGGCGCACTAGAAGCTCAGATCGGTGCCACTGCGGCAAAAGCCCGTGGTAAGGTTGCTAAACGACAAGCCACGGCACAAGCAGCTACTAGCCTTCTAGGTGCTGGCGCTCAAATGGGCTTACTAACTCAGGGTAAATAGAATGGTTCAGCGATTCGACCAAACGGAACAACTACAAATCGGAAGTACTTCTACAGGTGCTTCTGGCGGGCTTATGGCCTTATCTCAACGGTTTGACCAGCTTAGACAACAAGCTATGCAAATTGCTGAAACTGAGGTTGTGCAGACTGCTACTCGTGAAGGTATGGAGGCGTTTAAGCCTGGGGAGAAACCAGAGTTTAAAGACGAGGAAGTATTCTTTGGTCGTACTGGCGCTAAGGCATTTAACCAAGGATTGAGAACGCAGTATCTAGCAAGCCTATCTAACGATATTAGAAAAGACCTTGCAGCTATCCAGACTGAAAACCCTAACGATGTTCAGGCATTCACTGAACAAGCTGGCGCAGTAAGAGCAGCACTACAGCAAGAGGTTGACCCCTCAGTATTGCCACAGGTGTTAAGCCAGTTTGATCAATACGCTACTAACTCGCAGATCACGGTAGCAAAGAATCAGTTTGAGACTAAGCGACAAGAGAGCATTAGCCAAACAAACGAGGCTATTAATAACATCGGTGCTGATGCCGCTAGATTGGCACGATCTGGTGATATGGTTGCAGCTCAACAGAGTTTGCAGGAAGTAAGAACTCACCTTGATAACGCAGTAGAAGCGGGTTTCATGACTCAAGCAGAATCTAACGAGTCGTTTAAAAGCCTACAGCGTGAAGCTATTGAACAAGAGAACAAAGGTAAGTTTGACACACTAGCAGAGACAGAAGGCTTTGAAGCAGCCTTTGAAAAGCTGGATGAAATCTCAAGCAAAGTGCCTAA